ACGAATATCGCCAACAGCGAAAGCGGTACTAGCAGCCCAAGCAGCAACAGCCATTACGGTTCAAAGACTTGCCTGAATGTTGCCTGGATTGTGGCGCGATTCAAGTATGGAATGGTCTTGTTCCATGACTCACAAACGAACTTTGAACTGCTGGCCTCCCCTGGCGGCGTAAAATCAAAGCTTGCGCTATCTGCAGCTCTTGCGTCTAGGAATGTCTCAATCGTGTCTGAGTCAGTTTCTGACACATTGAAAGTGAGGCTAAAAACCTTCGGGTTTTGATTGAGTCCTAGCAGTGTGCGTTGTTCGTAGCCATCTCCGAAACGCACCGTGCGGGTCGCTGGTGCGCTTGATTTTTGTATGCCGTAGGTAGGCGTGATTGAAGGGAAGGTTGCCATTATGCAAGTAAGCCTCCAGGACGTTTCTGTTTAATTAGCTCTGCCTGAACAGCAGCGCCAAGCAGCTTGCCGAGCTGTCCTGCTTCTTCAGAATCGCCCTCAACACTAGAGCCAGAGGCATCGACGTTCACAGTTACGTTAGCGCTGCCCATTGCATTGTTCGGAACAATGTTGCCTTGAGCGCCTGGAACGAACAGCTCAGGCCCACGCTCTCCGACCAAATAAGGCCGGTTGCCAGTAACAGGGCCTCCATTGGCCCGTTCAAACAAAGGACTTCCGATAAATGAAGTGTTTAATCCTGCAGGGGCAGCGCCTGAACCGCCAAAAGGCATTCCGCCCCCCGACATCTGATAGCTTCCCATCCCGGCAAACATGCGGGCGATGCCGATCGCGATGTACTGAGCGATCATTTGCTTAGCTGCTTGGAACAGCATGTCTGCGATGCTTCTTAGGAAGTCAGCAAAGGCTTGCTCTGCTGTTTTCGTTCCTTCGACAACAGCTGTAAGACTGTCAAACAGTGAGTCTGTTAGCGGTGTCGTTATTGCAAGCGCATCGTTAAAACGAGCTTGAGCAAGCGCCGCTTCATCTATACCTGGCTGCAATCTTTGGTACGTGTCACGAAGATTTTCTAAATCTTCTAGCTGGTACCCTAAGTTAGTTTGGAAATCACGCGAAGCTCCGTCCTCTTCAGCTTTAATTTGACGTTGTTGAAGTTTTGCAATTTGCTCGTTAAACGATTCTAATTTAGCTGCTCTATCTGCAAGTTGGTCTGCCCCAAGTTTAGAGCTGCCCGAAAAGAACCCAAGGCCCGCTCCAGCGAAGCTCATCATGTACTCAGGGTCTGTCGCTCTCTTTTGCCGTTCCGCGCTTATTTCAGCTTCTAACGTGCGTATAGCCATTGTGTCTTTAATAGCTTGTTTCCTGTCTAAACGCTCAGCGTGAGCTGCTTTTGCTTGTTTTTGTTGAAGGTCCTGCTTGTTTTCTAACAAAATTCTCTCTTCTTTTTGTTTTATTAACATTATTTTTTTCAACTCACCTTCTCTAACGCCCACACGTTCTTGCTGTTGTTTTAATTTAAGTACATTTGTTTCTATTTTTTGTACTTCTACTAGAGCATCAAATTGTGCGTCAAAAGTATGTACTGTTCCTCTGTTTAAAATATCTATCTGCGTCATAACATTTAATCTTTGACTAAACGCGGTTACTGCTTGGATCGCCTGTGCTTCTGTTTCTCTTGTTATCTGTCGTTCTGCCGTTAATACCGAGTTAGCCGCGTTTGCGCGAGCAACACCTAGTTTTGTAAGTGCTTTCGCCTCTTCCTTGTCTAGTTCAAGCCCTCTCTCAAAAGATCCTACTCCTGGGTTGGCTAAATTTGCAGATATTTCGCCGCGTATTCTAGTTACTTCATCTTGGGCTTTTTGTACGGCTAACGCACCTTGATCAGCAGCTAAAACGTCTCTGCGCTCTGTTAATTGACGCTGCGCTAAAGATACCTCTTTTTCGCCTATGTCTTTAAGTGTTTTAAGCCTGTTCCTTGTCAGATCTAGTAGTATTCTTTCTGCTTCTGTTGAGCCTTCTACGTTCTTTAGTTGTTCTTGCTGCACAAGCAGTTGGGCCCTTAGTGCTTCCAGTCTTTCTTTATCCTGTTTGCTTAATGTAGCTCCTCGCTCTATCGCTAATTTTTCTACTGTTTCAAGTACGCTTATTTTACCTTTTGTTCTAAACATGCCCCCTAGGGCTTTTTGTTCTGCTGTTGGCGCTGCTTTGGGTTGAGTACCTGTAACAGCGTCAGCTAACCCTTTTACAATCGGCGTAATAAAAGACTGCAGACCCATGCCCAGTCTTTCTAGTGCGTTATCAAACTCTCTGGCAGATATAGCTAGTTGTTTAAATTGCTCTACTCTTTTATTTCCAAGAGTCTCTTGTGCTCGAAGTTGTACGGCAGCTGCAGCCTGATTTGTAAACCCCTCGCCAGCTAAAAACGTAGCTCTACCGCCTATAGTAGTATTAGTTTCACCTAATTTTTTGAGAATTACATCTAAATTAGAGGCTACATCATCAAAAGCTTTTGCAGTATTTAAAGCAGCAGCACCCAGTTTATCTAGTTGTTGACCTAATGCTGAACCAACAATACTTCCACCGAAGCCCCCAAATGCTGCGCCTAGTACACCGCCTCCAACTGAACCGAGACCGCCTCCAAATAAAAGTGGAAAACCTGCTGCAGCTCCTATATTATTAAGCTTACGATTTCTATTTCGGGTTTTTTCTTTTTCCGCTAATTTATTCTGTCTATCAAGTCTTTTGTTTTCTCTCTCTATGGCATTTGCATTTTTCTGACGAGCTCTAGCTTCATCATCTTTTAGTTTCTTTTTAGTGCGTAAAATTCTTAACGTATTTGATCTTTTTTCAAGTTGGGCTTCGCGCTCCTCAAGGCTCATCATGCCCTTCTGGGCACGTTTTGCATTTTCTGATGCCCGCGCTATATCGTTTAACTTCTTTTCTGCCTTGTTTACAACAGCAGTAAACTCGTTAAAAGTGCTTGTACCTTTTTCAGTATTGGCAGCCAGCTCACTAAAAACGCTGAGTGTTTCGCGTATTGCTACTTCTGTCTTTCCTATATCTTTTGTTCCTTTATTTAACGCTTTTGCTAAATCAATTACTTTTTTTCTTGCCGCCCCTAAACCCTCTAACCGGGCCGATCCACCGATATTTGCAAGGTTTAATGGTTTATCGTTTATACGTTTAACAGCATTCTCAAGAGACTTCGCCCCGCGTATTGCTCTATCAACAGCAGTTTGACCGTTGAGCTTTAGGTCTAGGTTGATTCCGAAATTTGCCACACCTAGACAGCGACCTCACTCAATCCTACCGCCTAGGCATTGTTTGCGCTCTGCCTTCGGTCTTTGCGGTTTGGATCGCCTTTTCCTCGTGCTCGCTTTTAAGCTCAAAGAAAGCGGCCCAGCCAATCAATTCCTCTTGCGTGAGTGTCTTGGATAGCTGGGCAACCGTCATGCCTAGTTCTTTGGCTAAGGCGTAGATGAAAAACCAATCGCCGTTAGCTTTTCAAATCTGCTTTCGCTTCCTCCACCTTGTGCTCCGCTCCAGAGGCCAGCATCGCGAGTTGTATTTCTTGAAGCACTGAGGCTTCGACAGCGTTCTTCAGTACCGACTTTTCGCCGTCTTGGAACAGGCGCTTGCCGTCAGCGTCTAGCGCTTTACGGATCATCATGCCCAAAGCAAAATCGTTGGCCTCTTCAGACTCTGATGTCTTCTGGATCGACTCACGCTCTGCGATGGTCAGGGGGTGCCAGTAGACCTCAAGCACCACAGCGCCGTCCTGCTCTACTTGATACTTATACAGCTGGCTAACGCCAAACTTGTTGCGAAGAAGCTCTACAGCCCGCATGGATGCCTTCTGTGTTTTCACTACAATACTACGCCGTAGCAGTAAATTGACAAGAAATTACGCCGATAAAGTGTGAGCGGTCTTCTGCGTTGAGTGGGGTAGGGCCAACAATATCCATCACTCTTGGGGAAGTGCTGAAAGTATCGGTGTAATTACTTGCGTTTACAGAGGTAAGGCCGTCAATAACAGACTCGCTGATAGCAGAAAGCGTAAACGTACCAGCGGACTTTGGTACGTAGACGTTGCACTGGATGGTGCCTGAGTAGTAATCCTGCGCTTCGCCTTGGTTTTGCAGAGTTGCTTGCCCAAAGGCAATAGTCATGAGGATATATTTTTTGGTTTTTCCGGGTTGTGTGAACGCTACGTTGTCGTAGATCATCAGTACGGTGTTGTCCGCTGCTGCAACTGCATCGGTTACGGCTTTTTCAAAGGCTGCTCTGGCGTTTACTAGCGTCATGACTACAGCTCGGTGTACCCAGTGTAAGTTCTGCCCGCCATAGTGCCGAACTGCCCGGTTGCCTGCCTGCCGCCTACAGAGATATTGGGTTGCCTGTCTTTAAAGGCTTCTTCGACTAAAGCCTTCATTTCTCCGCCTTGAACAAACTGCTGAACTCTTCCATCTTCCAAGGCATAAATAGCGTATTCAGCGGTATTACCTATGTAAACGCGCCTTTTGTAGTTATACGCTTTGTCCGGCGGGTAAAAGCGGGGTTCAATTTTATACTCTTTGTTACTGGGGTTCGT